GTATCAAAGTAAACATCTATAAGTTCAGCAGCAGAGTTACTGTCTAGTGGCATAATTACAATGACTGAGTTAAAGCCTATACGTTCATCACTTAGCGTAGTAGTTGTAGTGCTAACAGTAGTAGAGAAAGAGCCTGTATTATTAGACTTACCTTCCACTAGGTTGTTTACTATTTCTGCTACTTGTCTTGGGTCGCCACCTGTCCAAGGTAGTTTACGGTACATATCACTACGAGCCATTATCTAGTTCCTTGTTCAGAGTAATCTAAATCTAATCCAATAGCTGAAAACCAGTTAGCACCTGTAGGTGTAAGACTGACTCTATGATAACGACCTGAGCTTCTAACAGAACATCTATCTTCTTGACTTGCTGATACAGCAGTTGAATATGTGATAGTGTCATCTAACATACGCCTAGAAGCCACAGAAACGCTTGCAGAGCCACTATCTACAGAAGGTCTAATAAGAGTAAGCACAGAGTTATAACCGTACTCTAAGTCGTTTGTAGTGATAGTTGCTGTAGCTGGAGTTCCTGTGAATGTGATGACTTTAGCATCACGAACACCACCAAATAAGAATTTACCACCTTTGTATAGTCTGTCATCCATTGTAGTTACAAGAGTGTCTATTGTCTTTAATGCTGCGGCTGAGGCTGCCATATCTATGGCGACCCCTGTGCCTGAGCCTACACCTGTAGCTGTAAATAATACACCTACCGTATTAGCGACTGCACCTATAAGCGTAAAGTCTGTTGTGCCTACTGTTCTAATGGTATATTGTTTTGTGGCTACAAATGAGCCTGCTGTTATGTTGTAAGCAGTATCTATACCTTCTAATGATACACCTGTAGTCGCTAGGGTTGAAAGATAGTCTACGTCTGTATCAGCTTCACACCATTTTTGTGTTTCAAAGTTGTATATTAATAATCCTCGTGGACCTGAAACTGTTGTGTAATCCCAAATAACTAAGTTACGTTCAGGGTCTACTGCTGTTGATATAGAATCAATGTCACCAATGTTAGCGTTGTTAAAAAAGTATCTGTCTACTTTTTCTGAGCCAATAGCAGTAATTTGTTGACCATTACATGAATAGAATCCATCATCTGATAGGAAGTATGCTATACCACCATATTGAGCTATAGAACCACCCTCTATACAACCTACGTTACGACTAATCGTGTCAAATTGAAAGAATAAAGGTGAGCCTATATATGACATTCTTACAATGGCTTTTTCTAAAAATACTATACCAAACTCACCACCAACAATTCCAGTTATGTCACCACCATCGGGCAACTCTTGGAAATCACTTTGTGATGCACCGCCTGAAGTCCAATCTGTAGGGTCGTTTATATCTGAAAATTGCACCCTTGCTGGGTTAGTGCCTGCACCTATATTGGCACACACTACAAAATCACGAACTGCTGTTATATATTTTGCAACAGGAGCATTTGTAGCTAAATCACCAAAATAAGAAGATGCGTTTATATCGTAATATTGAACTTTATTAGAACCATTAGTGGCTAGTGCATAGTTAGCAAACTGTAAGAATTGCCATCTATATGTTCCTGTATAATCACTTGCTATAACTGTTCCTGTAGCTGCTGCACTTGGAACATTAGCATTAACTTTAGCGTAAGTAAACGTGGTAGAAGTAGGCACAGTAGTAATGGCATAACTACCATCAAATACGTTATTACTTGCGTCTACTGTTACAGTATCACCTGTGCTATAGCCATGAGCAGAAGCAGTAGTAATAGTAGCTACGTTAGATGTTAGTGCTACGTTACTTATTGTTCGTGATGCACTTTTACCAACACTATCTAAAGCTAAAGTAGATGAGTCTAGTTTAAATAGTTTAGTAAGACCGCCTGCAAATACAGAAACGTCATTATCTACTTTAGTAGCAAATACGTTAGTTAAATCTTCAGAGGCACTTGCAGAATAGTTTACTGCTGACTTAAATGGACCATATCCTATAGCTAAAGGAGTAACATTATTAGCTTCTGATACTGTATCTAATATAGATGGTTGGTCAGGTAACCAGTCTTTAAATTGTATGCGTTGCGTTGTCATACTTTTTCTTCCCAATCCTTAATTTTATCTATCCATTGATAATTTACCATACAATAGCTACAGAACCTGTTGAACCATCTGTGCCATACCCACCTGAATATGTAGCACCTTGCCCAGCACCACCTGCTGCACCTGTAGCACCTTGATTGCCACTTGTTGAATTTCCTGCAATACCGCCAGCAGCTTGAAATCCTATAGAGTCAGCACCGCCTACTCCACCTGCTCCACTACCAGCTATAACTGTTCCGCCAGAATATACATACGCACTAGAGCCACCTCCACCGCCAGCCCATCCACCTGTAGTGCTATTTGAATTTATACAACTTCTACCATCACCAGCACCACCGTTAGTATGTCCAACACCGCCTTGACCTTTTCTGTCAGTAACATCATTATTAATAGTAGTCCATGTTGCAGCATTACTTCCGCAATTAGATATACCTGACCTACCACCTTGACCACCAGCACCTACTGTAATAGTAAGTGTTTCATTAGGATTAACAGTAATTGTTCTTATGTCTTTATAAGAAGTGCCTCCTGTTACGCCAGCACCTGTAGCACCACCACCGCCACCGCCACCACCGCCACTCATAGTAATAGTAAGACTTATAACTTGTGCAGGAACAGTAAATGAACCGCTAGACGTAAAGGTTTGGTTGCCTGTTTTATATTGTGATGAAGTTAGCCCAAAACTTTGTGCTGTAGTTACTGCTTTTCTAGCTAAAAAAGGCATTTTTTATCCTACTTGAATTGAACTTGTGAGGCAAATACTGTAAAAGCTGCTGACCCTGTTTTAACAATGGTATATGAATAAGAGTCTACGCTATTAATATTACCTGCTGTGGGTGCTACACCATTTTGATATTTAGGTGTAACAGTTGTTCCGTCTACTTGAACTACGTTATTATAATAAGCTGTTGAGCCTTGTGTAACTAAGAATACAACTGTAATAGATTCACCTGTAGACATAGCGGTATTTAAAGATGTACCACTAGATGCTCTAAGGTTTACAGTCCAATTAGCACTTGCATTACTTGTGTAATAAAGAATAGATTGTGTAGTAGCATCATAGTTAATTGTGCCTGTAGCTGCGGTAGCTGATACTGTTATACCTTCTATAGCATTAACAAATTTAGATGAAATAAGTGCAGAAGTACCTGTAAATGTTTGTTTAGCAGTAAAATTAGTTGCTACATCATCAAATACTGTATTTGCATCGTAAGCCTGAACATTTGTGCCAATCACTAAACCTAATGCAGTCCTAGCATCACTAGCTGTAGTAGAGCCTGTGCCACCTGCAGTTAATGGAATAGTATCACCTGACGTGCCTGCTTGTAGGTCTTTAATTTGTGCCATTAAAGAACGAATAGCATTGTTTACGTTTGCAGGTGAGCATCCTTCAGCAATGTTAATATTACTAATGTCGGTGTTACTTGCTGGGGTTGCTGAATATTCACTAATTTTTGTCTTTGCCATTTTTTACCCTTGTCTTAACCAAATGTCTGTACTTGGAGTTGTATCAGTCCAAGTTTCTGTTCCTGCTGTAATTGTTGTCCATGTATCTGAAGAAGCTGATATTGGAGACCATGTATCTGTAGATGTTGTAGCGTCTGTCCATGTTTCTGCACCTGGAGTAACAGGTATCCATCCTTCACCTTGTCTTGTACCTTTAGCAGTAACTGTTCCTATGCCTTCTACATAAGCATATCCTGCTAGTATAGCGTTAGGACTTGCTGTAACTATAGCAAACCCATTTATTTGTGCATTAGCTGAATTTATTAAACCACCTAAAGCTGTTACTGTAGCAATTCCTGTTATAGAACCTGTTGCTGATAGTATACGAAACCCATTAGCTGTAACTGTAGCATTGGCTGTGATAGAAGCATTACCACTAGCTGTTCTAGAGCCATTTGCTACAACTGTTCCTGTTGCTGTGATGCTTGCTGAAGCTAGTGCTATAGAACCACCAGTAGCAGATACTATTGCTGTTCCTAGTATTGCACCACTACCAAACTGTGTTCTTGTAGCTACAGCAGATAAGTCTGCAAAGCCGTTTATAGATGCTGTGCCAAATACTAATGCACCGCTTAAAGTAACTGTAATTGTTGCAGTAGCATTTATACTTGCGTTAGATGTTCTAAAGCGTGTTCCTGCAATGCTTACGGTTGCTTCTGCTGTTATTGATGCTACACCTAATTGTGTTTGTCCAGCTAGTGAGCTAAAAGGAGCTTGGGAAAATGCACTTATGCCAAACATTTATTGCTCCTTAAAGTGTTACTTCTTCCCAGTTAGTAATGGATTCATTCCACTTGTATTGTTTATCATCTGTAGGCATAACTACAGGTGCTTCCCATGACCATGTTGTATTGTTTAGTGTCCATGATGGGAATGGTTGTGATGCGTAGAATACGTCATTAGTAGCATCGTATGTATAACCAATGCCAGCGTAATTACCTCTTAAAGGTCTACCTTCTGGATGTTGATTAGCATGTGTGTTGTATGATGTTTGTAACCAAGTACCTGCACTTGAGTCTACAAATGTATCAAAGAATTCTTTTTCTGCTACTATTACTTGTACTACTTTACCGTCTAAAACTTTTGCGAAATGTGACATAGTTTTTCCTTATGCTGTATATGTGCCAGAGGCTGTAAATTTAATAATTGTACTACTTCCTGAAGTTGTTACTGTTGGGCTTCCAGTAGTTGTGCCTGTATAGTTAGCAGTAGGGACACTTAATATAACAACTCCAGAACCACCTGCTGCTGCTGCTGAAGTTCCACCAACAGCACCACCGCCACCACCGCCACCTAAATTAGCAGTTCCTGCTATTGCTACTGAAGTAGATGTATTTTGCCTTGCTCCAGCACCGCCTCCACCAGCTCCACCTGCATTATTATTGTTTGCTTGACCAGCTCCACCGCCACCTGCATAAGTAACTGAAGAACCTGTTATAGAGGAAGCTGTTCCAGCTCCACCAGTACTAGTACCTGCACCTGTTCCGCCAACTGCATTAGCTCCACCACCTCCACCACCATTACCGCCTGCAACACCAGCACCGCCTGCATTACCTTGACCAACTGTGCCTGCACCACCAGCACCTCCATTAGCACCTCCGCCGCCGCCTGAACCTCCGCTACTTCCAGCAACACCATCTCTACTTCCTGCACCACCTCCAGTAGAAGATATTGTTGTTAATCCTGTGCCTGATATTGATGAAGCAACTCCTGATGTTCCGCTTGTACCAGCACCAGTTGCCGCAGCACCACCAGCTCCAACTGTTGTTGTAATTACTGTTCCATTAGCTACTGTTTGAGTTGATGTTCTAAAGCCTCCAGCACCTCCACCACCACCACCTTCAACATTACCAGCATTAGTTCCGCAACCACCGCCACCACCACCAGCTACAACTAAAAAGTCTACTGAATAAGTAGTTGATTGTTCACCTATTGCTACCCATGCAGTTCCTGTATAAACTTCCATTACACCAGTAGTCGTGTTATACCCTTGTTGTCCAGTACTAGGAGAAGATGGTCTACCAGCAGTAGTCCATGAAGCATTAGTTATGCCATTTGTCCCAGATATATTTACAGGCATTATACTGCTCCTAATTTATTAGCTTCTTGTTGTGCTTGATACGCTGCAATGACTTCTGGTGTATGTGTAACCTTGCATATATCTTGCACTTGTTGTTCTTGGTCTGAATAGTCTTGACTTGGAACTATGCACCATCTATGGAATGTACGAGATATTTGATTGCCATTGTCAGTAATAATAGTAGCTTGACGAACTTGAATAGTTCTATTGCTTACTACTTCTATTCTATCTATTTTTATTTGTTGATTTAATGACATAATATTTTTCTTTATGCTGATTGATATGAACCAGTTATTATCCAAGTGTAACCATTTGTACCGCCAGAAGTTCCAGCATAATCTTGAATTGAACCAGATGTTGAATTTGAATCAATATATAATTGTCCTGTTTTACCAACAACAGCATTTTCTCTAGCTATTAATACTTGTCTATTACCTGTCCAAGTTGTAAATGGTAAATTTGTAATTGTCATGCCATTATTACTACCACTTGTTACTGGTATAATCATATTAATAAATACTAACTTTCCTATTTTTATATATATGCCTGTTGTAGTTCCAACTGTAACTCCAGTCACAGAAGGAGTAAAAGTTCCCTCTTCATAATCATCTAAAGTATTACCATCACTAGATGCTGATTGAGTTGTTGGAAATGTTATTTGCCCACCAGTAAGATTAATAGTAGGTATTGTAGCTTGACCAGTAAATGTAGGAGCTGCTGTAAGAGCAATAGTGCCTGTAGTAGTAGGTAATGTTAGCGTAGTTGTGCCTGATACTGCTGGGGATTCTAATGTTATTGAACCTGAAGTAGAACCGTTAAGTATTAGTTTAGCCATTAGTTATTCTCTTTTAAGCTATGTATTACTTGTAAAAAATAAATCATGCTGTGTAACTTCCTGAAGCTGTGAATTTAATAATAGTGTTAGAACCTGAAGTTGTTATTGTAGGTGATCCAGTTGTAGTTCCTGAATAGTTTGTAGTTGGTACGGATAGGATTACAACTCCTGAACCACCTGCTGCTGAAATTGCACTACTAAATGAGCCACCACCACCACCGCCGCCAGTATTAACTGTACCTGCTACAGATGTTGTGCCATTTCCACCACCAAGACCACCACCACCAGCTCCACCTGCACCACCAGCAGCACCACGAGTATCACCACCACCACCACCGCCGCCAGCATATGTTACTGAAGAACCAGTTATAGATGAAGCAGTTCCTGCACCGCCAACACCTCCTGTGGTTACAGCATTACCGCCAACAGCTCCAGCACCTCCGCCTCCACCGCTTGCCCAAAATGATGATACAACAAGAGCAGTACCGCCATTATTACCTTGTCCTGAAGTTCCTGTACCAACAGCATCTACTGAACCTGAACCTGCTGCTCCACCACCAGAACCACCATTTCCACCGCTACCTGTACTTCCGCCACCACCACCTGCACCGCCTCCAAGAGCGGTTAAAGATAATCCAGTAGAATTAGAGCCTACATTACCAGCTCCTTGAGAGCCACCAGATAATCCATTTGCTGCACCGCCTGCACCAACTGTAAATGAATATGTTGTTCCTGTAAGTAATGATGATGTGCTAGTTAATAAGCCTCCAGCACCGCCTCCACCGCCGGGGTTGTATCCACCAGAACCACCACCTGCAACTATTAAATAACTAGCAGTATAAGATAAGCTCATAGATGAAACTATCCAATTAGTTCCATTGTATGCTTCAATAGCACCAATACTACTATTAAATCTTGTTTGTCCAATAGTAGGACTAGCTGGTCTTTGAGCAGTAGTGCCAGTAGGAATTGTCATTCCACCTGTAGAGTTAAATGTTGCATTTTGTGCTGTATCTATAGTTAAAGCTGTAGTACCGCTATTAGTTTGTAATACTAAAGACCCACTATTGTCTGGTTGTATTACTACACCATTAGTGGTAGTTGCATTTATAATTGTACTCATACTATCACCCAGCGAGAAGTAGCAGGAACTGTAACAATAGCACCTGAGCCTATTGTAACGTCACCTGCTTCTACAGAGTTATATCCTGTAGGAAATGTGTAAGATGTTGCTATAGTTCCATTATTAACACTAAGTCCGTTAGATGCAGCAAACTGTGGTGCATAAGCATCACCATTAGCGTCTTGGTAAACAGCTTTTTCAGCAGGATAAGTTACAAATACATTCTTTGTGCCTGCACTAAAGTTTACTAGAGAACCACTATTGCTAGACTCTAATACAGTAGTACGAGATAAAGTAGTGCCTGAAGATGTGTATGTACCTAGACCTACTTCAAAGTCTGAACCACCTACGATAGCGTAGTAAGTAGTATTAGCATTACCTATAACAGAAAATGACTGGAAACCAGCAACTGCACCAGCAAGCGTGAACGTGCCTGTGCCTGTGGTCGTAGACGTTTCTTGGACTCTATCTTTGACGACTAACGCCATGACTTATCCTTAAGCTAATGTAACTGAAAGGTTGCCTGTTGAAATCTTAAAGATATCACCAGTATCAATTGTTTTAGATGTATCTAAAGGTGTATGGTAAAGTAAATTACCTGCTGTAGAAGCATCTCTTAAACCAATATGCGTTACTGTACCCCATCCTGCTGTGCAAGTAGGAAAGGTTACATCAGCAGAGCTTAACGAAACTCCGTTAGAAGGTGCAGCAAATGTGACGGATGTTCTAGCGTAACTACCACCTGTAACTTCTGTGCCTGTATCTGCGTCTGTAGGGTCAGTAGTGTATAAAGCTACATATATTGTTGCAACTGATGTGTATGTTGTGTTGCGTAGAGTTGCATTAATAAGTGCGTTCTCTAAAAAATTACTCATTTCTGCCATGATTTTTCCTTTATCTTGGTGTTACGTTTAATGTGGTGTATGCGTATGTTTGACCTAAGTCACTTGTTTTGATATTAGCAATTGCTCTATCATATAATGCTGACCATGTTGCTACTCTAGGGTCATTCATTAAATAAGGTTCTGCTTCTGCTAGAGTTGCGTAAAGTAAAGCATCTGGGTAGTATGCTAAGAACAAGTTACTAGCTGTTGTAGTAGAGATAAATGTAGGTTGACCATAGTATAAAATTTGAATGGTATAAGTTGCATCTTGGCTAGGTGCAAACTGGAACTCTGTGCCTAACATTGTAAAGAAGTGTGAACGACCTGATAATGATGTTTGACCATTACGGAAGAACAAGTCAGGTGATTGATACTCTAAGATAATAGGTGGGTTACCTTCAAAGTGCATCTCTCTTAACTCTAAGAAATCACTAGGGAACGCTACTTTATTATCTGTAGCTACAGTCGTTGCAACTTTTAACATAGCTTCTGTTCGTAAGTCACGACTCATTCTTAACTGTGCCATCTGAACAAAATCAGGGATAACAGTTGTTAAGTCTGTACGTGCTAGATAGCTTTCTACCGTTGATACAAAGGTAGTATAGTTTGTAAATGCCATTCGTAATCCTTATTGTTTTTTAACTAATACGATACAACCATTATCTATCTTTACTTGTTTAACTATAGTAAAGCGAGTGCTGAGATGTTTATTCCACCACTCTAAAGGTTGTTGTATGAGATGTGCGTTTCTACCGTCTGGTAATACTTTAATTGCTGGACCAGTATGTATTGTAAATAGTCCGTATTTATCTACTACTCTTTTTAAATCATCTAGTACGTTATCTAGTAATTCAGGTTCTATATGTTCAAGAACGTCTATACATGTTACAAATTCGTTTGGTTCTGGTGTTTGACTCCACAATGGATTACTAGGTTCATAGGGAGTGTAAGTTACTTCTGACTTAATGCTATCTTTTAGTCTACATTTACCTGCACCGTAGTCTAATAAACTTGTAATGTTAAACATTTGTATAACATCATCAACAATAGGTGCAAAGAATGTACTGGCTACCCCATAGTCAGGGTTCTCATGCAGTTTTGCCTGCATGTCTCTATATTCGTTAGAGATTAAGCTGTTCAATGACTTCTTTCCATGTTCTATCGTCTTGGTAAATAAGTCTCATGTGTCTATACCATGGCATACTTACTTGAGCATATCTCCATTGGTGATATTTAGGTACTAAGCACCATGTTTTAACGCCCATGGCAGCACTACAATGTAAAGCTGTAGTATTGACCCCTAAAACCATATCGCAAGCTCCTATGAGAGCTGCTGTGTCATCATAATCTTTTGCGTCAGATGCTAATTCTAAGTACTTAACACCTTCAATTTTATTCTCTACACTATAGTCTAAGCTAACTAACTGTATGTCTTTACGTCTTAGTAGTGGTTGTAAGTCATCTTCTGTAAGAACACGACCTTTAGAGTTAGTTCTAAACGTACCACCTTTAGTCGTAATGCCTATGACTGTTTTACCCCATGATTTAAACATGGCTTTCCACATCTCAACTTTATCTTTATCAGGTACTAAAAAAGGAGTCCCAGGAAAAGATTTGCTCGTTGGTCTGAAAAACTGGGGTAAGCCACCAATAGCACATCTTGCATCAATTGTAATGTCATTTGTCCACTCCACTTCGGTTGCTTTACGTGTCCCATGAACAATTGCTTTAGGGAAACTACGTTTAAATAATGTTTCTAATCTTTCATCACAGTCTATGTAGACTTGCTTACTAATGTCTATAGCGTCTGGTATACATGAAGCGTAGAATATCTCATCACCTAAACCTTGTTCGCCATATATAACTAGGTCTTTACCAAATGAGCCATCCCATCTTACTTCGTCACCATAAGATAATTCTTTACGGAACTTACCACCTAGTGACTTGTTCCATTCTGCCCAACCTTTTTCCCATTCACCTTTAGCTAAGTAACTATGAGCTAGGTTTAATTGTGCGTTTAATTCATTAGGGTCACATTCTAAAGCCATCTTTGCAGACTTCTCTGCATCATCCCATCTTGACATTTGAACAAGTGAAGCTGAAGCGTTAGCATAAGCTAGTGCATAGCTATGGTCTAGTTCTGCTGACTTTAAGAAGTATTTAATAGCATCTTCAAACATATCCATTTCGTGACATGCACGACCTAGAGATGTCCATAATGCTTTATTGCCTGGTTGTTCTTGTAATGCTCTACGAAAGAACTGATATGCAAATGCAGGCTTTTCACCCATTAACCAGATGTATCCTAAGAAGTTTAGTGTAGCTGCATCATTAGGATATACCATTAAGACTTCGTTAATAATAGGTAATGCTACGTCATACTCTTCTTTCTGTATGAGGTCATGTATTGCTAACTGAACTTTCTTTAATTCTTCTTTATCCAAAGTCTTCTTCTGTTAATACAGGTTGGTTTTTTTTAGCATCTGCTAACATCATTTCTAATACTTCTATAATTTCTTTAGGACTGTTACCTATAATTGTGTCTGCATCACTAAATGCCATAGGTTGATTAGTCTTGCTTTCATAAAAGACTTCGTTCAATGCGTAATAACATTCAGGCTCATCTTTAGAAGCTCGTTTAACTATTCTATAATTCCAAGTCATACTAGCCACGCTTTGTAGTCAACTTAAGATATGGATAGTTTTCGTTTATTTCTTTTATAAGTTCTTTTGTTTGGTTAGGGTTATACATGTCTATACCCTTTTGCTTTAACTGCATTTCCACTACAGGTGGAATACTAGCAAAGTGCGCCCATTCTTGCTTAACACCTTTGTTCCAAACTTCAGGGTTATCTCTGGACTTTTTAATATCGTCTAACATGCCACTAATATCTTGTGTGCTAGTTAGGTAGTATGTATCTTTAGCTGGGTCGTAGTCAAAGTACTGACTTACACCTGTTACGCTATTGTGGTCAAATAATATTGGCATAGTAAAAATAATAGAGGGAGAATTAACTCCCCCTATCATATCACATCTAGTTACTAAGCACCTGTGTTTTGCACTTTTGCATGTGCGTCAGG